CCACAAAGCGCTCTATGAGATAAAGAGCATTAGCAACAACACCAGCATAAAGAGCCTCCATACCTTCTATAAAGCTCTGATATTTCAGACCAGACTGGAACTGAAGGATTTCATACATAAGAGCAGAGGTTACGCCAGTTGGTCTCTGCCCACCAAGTATCCTGCCACTCAGATACTCCTCAATCTGCTGTCCTGCGATGTCAGCAAGCCGATAGAGGTCTGGAGAAGCAGGCTTTGTCTCAAAATAGCCAAACTCTGTCTCGCCAATTTCCAGAAACTCGCCTGGGGCAACAAGACCAAGAGGCAAGCTACCAGCAGGAGCACGCCGTGTATAGCCTCGTGGGAGAGCAGTAGCCTGTAAAATAATACTGACTGCGGTTAAACTGCGAGACCGCTCTTCAATTGCGGGGATAATTGGGTAGATTAAGCCAACTGCTTTGTCTTCTGGCAACCCGTCAGGAGAAGTCTTACCCAGACCACTCCAAGCCATTGTGTATGGGCAGATGCCATAGGGATTAGCAGGATTTCGCGGTAGGTTAGTAGCTTGAGAGTCATCACCAACAAGATACATCCAGGTATCGCTGTCAAAGTAGGTAATGAGTTGAACCGGCTTGAAGTCATCGCCAGTAGGGTTCAGCCAATCAGGGAAATCCTTCTTGAGCTGGTAAGGCTTCAGCTTGTAGACCTCAATCATAAAGTCGGGATGGTCTTGTCCAGGAGCAGGTAGCATGTTCAAAGGGTCAACAGCGTTGACCCTTATAGGCAACCTGGTCTGCCGTTGAGCGTTCCACAAACTCACTTGATAATCATACTCTTCCTTGTCTTGTGCTTTCTGCCTAACTGGCTTAGTCCCCCAAGATTGTTCATCGTATAGGGTTCTGACCGCAGTCTCCCCATAGATGGCTACATTCTTAACCGCCTCAGAAAAGGGAGACTGAGATTTCAGTGTTCCCCAGCGGTGAAGCAGAGCATAAACAAGCTCCTCTAACTGGTCAGCGCGTGCCTTCTCATCTTCAGTTGGCTTCAATGGCTCAAATTTTACCTGGAAGGATGTTGGGTGGATGATGCCAGCTATGTTATCAACGATTATGCGAGCATCATTGGTCAGAACCTCGTGAAACTTGTGAGTCCCCCTCTGCTTCTTGGTCAGAACATGAAAATGGCCATTGTAGAAGTCCCACGCTTTTCTCTGCCGAGTATGCTTCACCTGGTAAAAATTAACCAGGTCCCTCTTTAAAATTCTCACTTCGTCAATTGTCTTCATAAGCACCCGCCTTTGCTTCTCAGATTACGAAGGGGTTGTAACCCGAAATTGCACCTACAGGTTGCCTACTCCCCACCGTTGTGTAGCCAAAACGGTCAACAAGGTAATAAATCAGGGCTTTACATGAATGATTCGCTCTGGACAATGGCTTGTGGGTATGCTTATCCCGTAGCCAAGCACCACCACCCTCCACAGGCGACTTGCCTCCATCACACTCAGCAATCAGTCCCGAGCAGGTGTAGTTAACAAACAGCTGTGGCTTATCTGTTACTGGGTTTCTCTTCAAGAAACTGCGGAGGCGGTTAATGCCCTCTTCCTCATTGACCTTGGTTGATTTCAACATAATACCAGCTTTTTTGAACCAGACATCAACAGGAGCTTCCATCGCTTGATGCTGTCTCCCAGCTATATCAATGACGCCTGCTTTCACACTCTTCCACCACGGCTTCAGCTGACAGATTTCAATCACCTGCTCAGTAGTATAGCCTTGAAGGTAGACTTCGTCAACTACACAGATAACCTCACCAGCCGACTGAATGGCGAGGACTGCATAGGCTCCAGCATAGCCTGGATCAACAGCGAGCTCCACATCATTAGCTATGTCAAAGCTGTAATTCCCTACATGGATTTCATTGCGGAACTCAGGAATGACCAGTCGTGTTGCTGGACAAGGAACAGCAGCAAATCGCTCCAAGAACTTGTCTTCTGGCAGTATTACTCTCAGCCGAGCTATTTCAGGGTTATCAATTCCTCCCTTGTAGATGTGGATGTTTGACCAAGATGGCATACTAAAACTCCTGGCTCCTTCCCTGTTTGGCACCTGCCATTCTTTATATTTCTGGGCATACCAGCCAACAGAACCTTCGTGGGTCCCGGATAGCACAAGCCACCCCTGAGAGGCTGCCAGCCTGGACAGACACCTTTCAATATCTGTCCACTCAGTTTGAGCAGCTTCGCACACAGCAATACCATCAGGACTTTCTTTTGTCATTGCCCTTACAATGTCCTTAAAGGACTTGGTAACAATTGTTGCCCCACTAAGCAACCGCAGAGAAGCTTCCTTATGCTTGTCAGTTGGCAAAGACAAACTCTTCGGGTCAAGCAACTTCAGCTCCTTGGCATCTTCCAGTAGGTATTCAAACTCCTTTCGTGGTATAGAGTAGTCAATACCGCAGAGCCAATAGAGTCTACCCTCCACAGGCGCTCGGCTGATAATTTCACGAGCAGTAGCTAGGGAATTGTGAGTAGGAATATAACTTTTGCCAGCCAAGAACAAATGAGAGGTTGTGCGAAGACACTTTACAGGCACAGGTTCAACAGGCTCTACTTGCCAAATATAGCGAGACTTAGATTCAGTTCTAGGAACTTTCTGCCGAATCGCTTTTCTTGGCAGGCAGAAAGCAGGAAAGGATGACTTAAAACTTAGCGTATGAGCTAGACCACAATCCTTGCCATATAGTCTAGCTTGCTTGCTTCGTAGAAAACTTTTAATTCCCAATGAAGCAAGTAATTCCCTTATCCCCTGAACTAACCCATCATTCTTATTATAGAACTCACAACTGCCATTTGTGCTTTGAGCTATAGAGCCATCAGAGTCCATAAGTCCCCTCAATAGCTCAAGTCTTTGTTCTATTGCCCCCTGAAGATAAATGTCAGGTATATGTTTGTTTCTCAGCACATTAAGTTGTTTGAGTTGAGTAGTTAAACCCACCACACGCCACCTGTAATAACTAGAGTGGACTTTATTAACCTCATAACCTAACTGCTGAATTTTCTCAATAATAAAAGTGTCACCTGTAGTTATTTGACCCCCACTACTATCACCATCACCAAGCCAAGCTCCCAAGAGATAGGGGTGAATAAGTAATTTTTTGGTCTCATATTTAATGGGCAGAGGATTAGTAATGGAATGATTTGCTATCATTTTCCCGCACTTTGGTATCAATAGAGTTTGTTTAATCTCTTCCGTTGTTCTTATGCCCCACAATCTTTGCTGTTCCACTAATGCTGTTGGAGATTGCCAGACCTCTTTCCTGCCTATTTTCCCTCGGCGATTGCTTCTTCTTTCCGCCGAAGTTTGTGTAACCCATAAATGAGTATCTGAGGCAACCAATCTACTGCCATCGTCAAATAGAATACTAAAGCAAGGATGACTGGTCTCTATCATTGATGCTTCTTCTACAAGGGTTCGTTCACCAGCATCATCAAACACATACTCACCTGCCTCGATATCCCGAAGTAGCTTCCAGCCAGATGGAGTAGGAATGGGAGTGAATATATCCATTAGCTTTCCTGCCTGTTCCCCGCCCACTAACTGCTTAATGCGGTTCTCCTTGTCTGAAAGGTCATAAAGGTGGAACTCGGCTTGTTCAGTAGTTGGGGCATACTGAAGTCGTCGGAATATCTCTTCTCTTATCGTCCTTGGCGATTTGGCTAACATTTATCTATGCAACTTCTTCACTGCTAACATAAGCATAATATATTGAGAAGGATATGTCAAGATGGTCAGAAAATTACATCTATTCTTTTCTAATCTATTCTCCTTCTATTCTCCTAGTTACTTTGTTTGGAAAAAGTGCAGAGAAAGTATTGACACGAGTTACAAAGTATGTTACAATTTAGCCAAAGGGAGGTAGATATGGCAAAGAGATGGATAAAACTATGGGTAGCCGAGAGTCTTCGGGGGACAATTCGGTTTGATTTTACCCCTGAAGAGCGAGGGATTTGGTATGATTTACTTGCTCTGGCTGGTGATTGTAGGCAAGAAGGTCTCATTGCCCCAGGGGATAGAATAGGATATCCTCGCCAGTGGATAGCCAATACTTTGAATATTCCACTACCACTTTTGAATCAAACTCTAAAGAAATGCATTAAGACAAAGCGAATAGAGGGGACGAAAAGAGGCTTAAAAATAATCAGCTGGGCAAAATACCAATCGGAATATGAAAGACAAAAGCCATATAGAGAAAGGAGGAAATATGAGGGCGAGAAGCCACCGAGACAGCCCGAGCTCTCGGACCTGAGCGAGCAGGCTAAACATCTGCCGTGGGTGAAGAAGGTTCTGGAAGAGGAGTAG